GTGTATGTGGTTTTTGGTATTAATGCAATTTCATTGTTTTCGGCAAGTGAAATTTTTGTGGTCTGTTCAGCACCTTCATAATACAACAAATTATTTATTTTGTATTTGGGACCAGTTTCTGCACTTGCAGTCGCAGTTGCATCTGTAATGTCAAATGTATAAATATATGTGTTTTCGCCCCAAGACACATAATTCAATTGTGTTTTTGTTGGTCCATCAATCGTGTACCATGATCCTACATATGGACTAATTACTTTTTTAGTTATGACAGGCAGTGGCATGTTTTTCACATCTGTTGTCAAAGTGTAAGAGGTTTTTGTTCCACCATTTCTGTCAAATATAGTTACCGATTTAGTAGAACCACTAACAGTGACTCTATAGACATTTCCGTTCTTAGAGTCATACCAAAAATTGCCATCCACTTTTACTAAATTTTTGTAATATTTTTCATAAATACTTGAATCGGAAGAAAATGGGTTTGTGTCTGCAGCAAATCCTTCGGCACCATTTGTCCATGAAGAATAGAATGATGCTGCCACCAATATTAGCAACAACAACACAAACAACATTAATGGACTTAATTTCATATTGTATATATTCTATTACGAAAAATATAGTTTGAGAAATATATTAGACATTTTTTCTGTAGTATTTTATCCAATGCCACGCAAAGCAAAAACAACAGTCGAAACACAGGTTGATGATGTGTCTAATAACAATTTAAATCTTCATCGGTTTAAAGTAAACCCCACACCTCTTGCCTCATGCCATTCACAAGACACTGCTTTTGAAATCGGCATCGATGAAGCAGGTCGTGGTCCCTTATTCGGTCCCGTTTTTGTTGCTGCCGTCGTTTTACCTAAAGATTTGTCTGCTTTCCACCATGAATGGATGCGCGACAGCAAACAAATCAAAAATAAAAAAACCATGAAAGAACTTGCCAACTATATCAAACAGAATGCCTTGTATTGGCATGTCGACTGTGCCGACGCAGAAACCATCGACCGCCACAATATTCTCAGTTCAGTTATTACTAGCATGCACAACTGTGTGACCGGTGTAGTCAAACAGATGAAAAATGGAGGCAAATCCGTTGCCGATGGACTCCTCCTCGTCGATGGCAACTATTTCAAACCCTACGTGAAATACGATGACACCATTGACAATTTTGTTAGCATCATGCACACCACTGTGGAGAAGGGCGATGGGACCTATTCCAGCATTGCTGCTGCGTCCATTCTTGCCAAAGAGGCGCACGACGCCTATATTGCCGATATGTGTGCTAAATATCCTGTGTTGTGTGAACGATATTCTCTTGACAAAAATGTGGGGTATGGAACCAAGGCGCACATCGAGGGCATCCAGACTCATGGTGTCACACAATGGCATCGAAAATCATTCAATATATGTAGGGGCGAAAAAGAGAATCATATTGAGGAAATTTAAATGCAAAGGTGTAAAAATTATTTATTACTTTTATGCAATAAATAATTTCTGCGTTTTACACAAACAACAAATCGAATGCAGTCTTATAAATTTTTCTAATTTCGGTTGTTATGTCCATTGTGCTATATCCCAACAAGAATTCTTCATGCGAGGCGTCATACAGGAATCCTAGTGCATATTCCACGGGTTTTCCTTCCAGTGTGAAATACTTGGTCCAACGTGCAACCTTATTTGATGCCGTGTCCAATGCGATTATTATGTGATAGTAATACCTGCGGTCCTCATAGGACACTGTATGACAGAGAAACCATGTCTCCGACCCAACGCGGATGCCATTGCACGACCCACGTATATGTGCAAAAAACGGAGGCAAATTGCTGCAATTCTGTACCACGTTCTTTCCTAAATCCTGGTCATATAGGGTAAATGGATACCATCCATAGACTATTTTTAGCGCACTATTGGTATAACTGCCGAAGGCAGTTACACGTGGATCAACCGTTGGTTGTTCTACACTGTCTTTAAACAAAGTCCAATTCTTCTCTATTGCCTTCATGCCATCTTTGCTTTGCAATACAGATGATTCTGTTTTACCGGTTTCCAAATTGATTGCACCAAACTCTATTGCCATTTTACCATGTGAACCTTTATGACTTGTACCTTCAGGTAGTCCGCGATTTGCCGTGAAATAGGGTTTGCCATCATGTTCAAAAAGACGCACATCCTCCAATCCCACATACAAATTGTCCAATTCTCTATTGTGCTCCAATTCAAACTCTTTCTCTATTGCACCAGTTTTTCTGTCATACAGAGTTAACCAATTCTTGGTTTCTATTTTGTCTTTATTTATATAATTGCCTTTTTCATCAATCCTGTAATTCACGTGGCGCACATTGACGAGCAACTTTGTATTCCCGCATAAATAACACATTGTCGGCGTACTATTTGCAAAATCTGCAAACGTCTTTGTCACAATTGGCACCGTGAGTTGTCTTCCTATCAACGCCATTTTCTCCGCGTAAAACTTATAATTTGACAGTACATTCTGTATGATACTATGGTCCACAGTCGGTGTTGCCAAAACACGCATGCAGAGTGTTGCGACGTCGATTTTATCCGGGTTGCAATAATACCCCGAAATCGTATATTCGTAATCAATCTTGTAATCGTACACGTCGTTCTGCACAAACAGATGGTCTAATGGTTTGCCGCGAGTCTTATTTAACCGGTCCTTAATCATCTTGTACAATTCATACACCAATCTGTTTTTGCCCTTGCTCCTGTAATAGGTCATCATTTCATAGATGTTTTCCAGGCGGTCGGGGAATTTGTCGTACCCCTCTAACCAACTTGCCAGCGCCTTCTCGTGCTCTCCTAATGATTGGTAACATTTGCCGATGTTGTAATAACTCTGCCAAATTTCCTCTATCCAACCCCCGATTTCGATGCGTTTTTTATACATCTCTATTGCCTTCTGTTTTTCTCCGTTCTCGCGGTAACTGTTTGCCAAATAAAAGGTGTAGCGGTCATTGTTCGGTTTCTCTTCCAGTCCGCGCAACAAAAGTCGGATGTCGCGCTCATATTTGTCTGCCTTGGCGCCCCCGTCGCCCACGTCATTGATGAAAAGCATATCTCGTGGTATTCCAGAATATCTGGAATTAGGTGGCGTCTCTATTACCTCGTGTGTGACTCCCCAATACTTGATGCCAATGTTGTTTTTCACTATTCGCACATTCTTGTATGACATCGTCGGAGACCCTTGGAAAACATAGTGCGCCTCGGCACATTCCAAATCCTGTTTGTTAAACTTTAAACTAGGTTCCAATATCATGTCCGCATCCATCAACAGAATGAAGTCCGCATTTGGCATTCCTGCACACGCCAATAGAGAATGTGTGCGATTGTATCCAAAATCGCGAAAGGGTTCTGTGATAACCTTGCCACTTATACCCTTTGCTTCAAAATATTTCTGTATGATCTGGGGTGTGCCGTCTGTGCTGCCTGTATCACAAATGCAATAACTGTCGATGATGTTGCAAACGGAATCGAACAAGCGCGTGATGATTTTGCTCTCGTTCTTAACTATCATGTTTAGACATAATTTAGGAATGGGGAAGGTTGATGCCATAGCAGATGTCATTTTTGTTGTCAACCATTTAAATCTTTTTGTTTTATCTCTATATGTAGATTATATTGCTGATGGCATCTAGTAGATTTTTTGACGACGAAGCGCGCATTCGCAAAAGGAACGCCATTGACACATTTGAAGGAAGATATCGATTGGATGTTCCTGGCAATGGTGCTGATATGCCTTTCAATGCTGACCCGCATATTCGTATTCAGAAATGGGGTGCCAACTTTTCTACCAATATGATGGATATTAATAGCGATTTGCGGGGCATGACCCGCCCATTGAACAAAGATTTTATTGAAATAAATGAATACAAGAAATTCAGTGTTGCGCCTAACCTTGCCAATGCAAACCCTGCTGTTGTGAATTACATTACCGATGAGACGCGCGCTACCAATCCTGCGTGGGTTCTTAAAGAACATGAGTCAAACCGATTTGTTTTACCCTTTATTAACCCCGTTGATATGACCTTTTTGAAAAAACCGTTTTACGAAAATTTGAATACACGCATTTTAGAAAAGGATTATTTCAAACCCAAGTTTTCCAGAAACACCGGATTCACCGATCCTGTAGCATACAACAAATGAAGATGCCGAATGAATTATATATTGAAGATATTATATATAATTCTATATTAAATGCAACTTGCAATTCCTTTAGTGGCACTCGGTGGTTTATATATTGTTTCAAATCAATCAGAGAAATCGAAAAAAGATGGAAAAGAAGGTTTTAAGGGTAGTCGCCTCCCAAATGTTGATGTGCCCGACCGCAATTATCCTCCTTCGGACCCGACGGTTCCCTGGTCATCAGAAACCGACGTCACCTCGCAACTTGCCACACAGAACAAATATGATGGCGCCTCTGCATACACCGACAAATATTTCAATCCTCTTGCCAAAAATTCAATGGTTGCAAATAATGTTTCTGCCAATCAGAATCAATATCAAAGTTTGTCCGGTCAACAAGTCGACGCCGGATATTTCAAACACGGTAATATGATGCCCTTCTTCGGAGGCAAAATACGGACTTCCGGTGACCCCAAAAATAATGAGGCAATCATGGATAATTATTTAGGAACAGGTTCCACACAAATTGCCAAATCCGAGCAATCACCACTTTTTCAACCCAACCAAAATCTGCAACATGCGAATGGTGCACCAAACATGAATGATTTCTATCAATCGCGTGTTAATCCAAGTAAGCATATGAATGGCATTAAACCATTCCAGGAAATACAGGTTGGACCCGGTCTTGGTCTCCCTGCCGACCAGACCGTTGGCACTGGCGGTTACAATGCGGGCACATTACAGCGTGAAAGTTGGTTACCCAAATCAGTTGACGATCTGCGCACGGCAAATAATAAGAAGGCAACTGACACCATGCTGTTGGACCACGAAGGACCGGCAAAAAGTCGCATCACCAATGTGGGAATTTTAGGCGTTTTTAACAAGAATCGCCCCGAGACCGCGTTTGAATGGGGACCCGACCGATATTTCACCACAACTGGTGTAGGAAAAGGTCAGACCTCCCATGCCATACCCATTGATAAATTTAGCAATCGTGCTGATACCACTGTTGAATATGAGGGCGTGGCGCAAAGTGTGAATTCCTTGCCCATTACACCGGGTGAGACGTTGCCCAGTCACCGTGTTGAATTGGGACAGGGACAATTGGGCGTTGCTAATGCTGTTGGACGAGGATTTGCCAATGACGGCGATTATGGTGTCAAATCCAATCAGACTTATATGAATAACCGGTCCTATGGAACATACACTGGTTCTGGCGCTGGTTCCGGTTCCTCCGGATCAACCGACGACAGTTATTTCGGCGCGGTCAAGAGTGGTCTTGGTGCCGTTGTGGCACCCATCTTGGAGATTATGCGACCCTCTAAAAAACAGAATGTAATTGGCAATATGCGCGTCTATGGTGATGCCAAGACTGCCGTCTCTCAAACATATCTGTATAACCCCAACGATGCGCCGGCGCACACCATGCGTGAAACCACCGAGGAATCTGTGAACCATTTGAATGTCAATAGAGGACAAGTCAACAATGGTTATTTGTCAACTCCTTATCAGGCGGTGGCGCAGGAACGTGACACTACTACTCGTTCTCACACAGGTGTTGCTGGATACCAGAATTCGGCGTTGAGACCCTATGATGCCGAGTTGTCGTATGAACCCAGTGATATTAAGGCGTCCACCATCAATGGGCGTTTTGGTAATTCCAACACTAACCTGTTTAATGGCAGCGTAAATTACCAGGGCAAACCCAAGGACAATGATATGATTAATGACCGCGCTTTAATGCCAAAAATGCCCGCGCATAGTCAATCATTATCACACTTTGGCGAAATGAATCATCGAGCACAACAATTGGACACGAATGTTCAGATGAACCGTAATACACCGGATTTGTATTCGGCACTTAACCAGAACCCTTATGCGCTTAAGAGAACTTATGCTGCATAAAAGTTTCCGAAGGAAACTTACTGTGTAACAGGGGAACCCATGCGTTTCCTTTGGAAACTTACGGTGACCTTGGGGAACCCAAGGGTTATAATAAATAATCTTGTTATTTATTATAATGTCTTTTAGGAGAACACAGAGTCGCGCTATTAATCATCATGTGTTTTTAGATAATCGTCTCACAAATTTTGTGGGCGAACACGTTCATTTTGGAGACTTGATTGTTGAACGCAATGCACTCATTAATGGCAATTTAACTGTTGTTAATGACATTCGTGCTCGCAGTTTCTACGCTACTGGCAACTACTATTTGGATAATTACATTCTTGTTCCCGCGGGAACTATTGTTCAGTCTGCTTCTATAAATGTCCCCGATGGTTGGTTAAACTGTGATGGCACATTGCTTAATAAAATTGCATATGCTGACCTGTTTTTTGCAATTGGCAATGTCTATGGTGGAGCACCATCAGATTTGAGTTTTAATTTGCCTGACATGCGCGGACGCGTTGGTATTGGTGCTGGACAAGGTGCCGATTTGACACTTCGCACAATGGGACAGAAGAGTGGCACAGAGACTCATACTTTAACTAATGATGAGATGCCTGAGCACAATCACGGTGTTAGTGACCCTGGACATTTTCACAGCATTCCAATTAGGTCTGAAGGGTTTGCAGATTTAGGTCCAGACGATGATGTTTCACAAGGTTCTGGATATAATACAGGTTCATCAACTACAGGAATTACTATCAACAATGCCGGTCAAGGTCTTCCTCATAACAACATGCAACCCTTTATTGTAATTCGATTTTTAATCAAATACTAAATGCCAAACACCTTTATTTTCTAATCATATTTTATATTGTGCAATAAAATATGACGACATATGCCGAAACAGTCATTGATTATGATGCTTCTGTTGCAGATAAGGTCGGCAAAGAACTAAAATCAAAAATCACCTTTGATGGAATTAATTACAACACATCCTTGTATTATACTCCTGTCTCAAAAGATTCCAAAGAATATAATCACATTGTTTCAAAAATATCCACAAGAAAACAATATAACAAGGCACAAAACAAGTTTGTAACTTGTCTTGAAAGTACTGCAAGTTATGTTAAAGGCATTTTAGATGAAAGCATTGTCAGTTTATACTTGTTTGTAAATGAACAAGGCAAGGCAACTTCTGACCAAGCATCAGGCACGTTGCAAGTGGTTAATAATAGCACTGATGTCACAAGACCATCACAAGCATGGATTTGCGACCTTTGCAGACATGCCCCCGACAAAACAAAGAAATCGGCAAAATCGCCAGTAGCGCCAATAATGCACCTGTTTGAACAAATTGCATATTATGTTTTTAAAAAATCGGAAATCTATTTGATGGTGGAAAAAATTCCGAAATCCACTGAAGAACCATTTCTGGTTGGGTTTTACAGGGATAATTATGGATTTGTTGTCGATGATGCATTTAGAGTAATGAATGACAATGCCAATAAAAAAATTGTTATGAAAAAAACCATTGTGCCCGACCCTAAATTTGCCGATTTTCCGTTTGCTGAATTGCCAAAGAAAAAATCTCGCACCAAAAAAAAACTTTTAATAGATGAATCTTCTTCGAATAATAAAATTTTGGGTAAAAAAAGAGGTGTAGAATCAATATATTCAGCAGAAATGGGCATGGGTGCAACTTTCGGTGGTTCATTGAGAAGAAGGCAGCGAAAAACAAGAAAGCAGCACAAATAACAACAATTATACCATTGCCTCTATTGCCACATTGTCCAATCCTATCATTTCGATTCCTTGGGTCCAATCTCCCAAAATGGCAATTTCTTGTATGTTTTCAAGCAAATCTCTATCGTTCACTTTTGAAAATGTCCCATCATTCTCTTTTTTGCGAATTGTTATGACATGAAATGGAATCCAATAGGTCTTGGGTGTTCCATCATAATCCTCATACAGTGATAACCAATATTCACTTGTGTTTGTTCGAATTATAATTGCTCTATCGCGCACACATGCATTCATCTTTTTGAAATCACCCATGAAACTTGTCATCGAAAATGTCAATGCATAAGGTCCTTTGTCCAAATTCATATTTTGCTTCCTGCTAGGCAATACAAAATACCAGAGGTCCCGGTCATCCTTGTTTTTCCCATCTACATTTATCAAGGTGTCTTTTCCGCCAATATAACGGTTTAATACACCTGTGTTATATTCATAGTGTTTTGCAGGTTCGCAGACCTTTTCTTTAGTTTGTCTCACACACCATCCCTCATTATTCATCAAAAATGTGTGTTTCATTCCTGCAATACAAGTTATTAACCATGCAAATAATAAAATATTCATGTGTTTTATTATTATGTCTCACTTTCTCTATTTTATTTCTCGAAATTTCAAATACAATAGCATTAATGTTGCGTTAATGACAAATGCAATAAACCCGGACGCCATTAATGAATTATCCTGTATGTAAAACCCGTGGAAAAACCACAGGAAATTCGTGAGCATCATTAATAACACCATGTAGAATGATAATCCGACCACCGTCTTAGTTTCCAAGGTTTTCAACAATTGGGGCAACGCTTGCACTGTATTTACCGTCGGCGCTAAAATCGCAACGATTCTTGGTAAGTCTGTTTGCATCTGTTGCTATATATTACCCCCGCAACAATTGTTCGTCCAATTCCGGCAACGTATTTTCATCGTGTTTTTCAAAACAATTCACCCGCGATATTTTCACACAGTGCATTTGTTTGGGTTCTATTGGTTTGTTGTATTTTTTCACATGCAACGTGTATGACATGTGCACATCAAATGATTCTATTGAGTGGATTTTACTAACAATTACATTCAAAAACAGACCACTATAACTCGTCACATAATATTCCAATACAACATGTTTGCCCGTTAATAACATATTGTGTATCACTTGTAACAAACGGAATTTTATATCCAAATACTGTATTTTCTTGTCTTGTTTTGCAACTGTTAAACACATGTTTGCGTATTGCTCCAATTCACTTTTGGAAAAAGGCATTTCTAGGTGTGTTTCACTTGTCGAATTCAAGTGTATGTATTTCAACAAATAATGGCAAACACAGTCTGCTAAACGCCGAATCGGACTTGTGAAATGACAATATTCTGCCATACCCACCAAATCGTGTGACGAAACATGGGACAAATAATCTGCCTTTATTCCATTGGATATGATTTCTTTGAGCAACTCTTGTCCCGTGATTCCTTGATATACGTTTTGCAACCACTCACTTGCATTGCACGTTCGAAATATTCCAACATTCAAATGGATTTTCAAGTACTCTCCCACAAAGGAATTCGCGAAAATGGCAAATTCCGCAATCATCTCTTTCAATTGTTTCTCGCCCTTTTCGGATATTCGCAAATATACGTGGTCCTCTTCAAACACAGGATATGATGCATTCACTTCACTCAATTTTACACCTTTTGTGATTTGTGATCGCTTGGTCTTCAAGACCTCGGCAATCCTTAATCCGTGTTTCAAAGCATTCACTGTATCCATGTTTTTGGACGCACTTTCATATGTATACTGTGTTTCTTTTCCTACACGGATGTCGGTAAATAATAACTTTACTTCGTTGACAATTTCATATGTGTCTGGGTTAATTTCCGAGAGCACCGTGATTGCCTTTTTGATTGTATGAACTCCAGAGGAGTATTGGGTCAAAATGCCCCTTTGAACTCCAGAAGAGTGTTGGGTCAAATTGACCCTTTGAACTCCAGAAGAACTTTGCAAACTTGCCAAAGACAACACTGACGCCGGCATCATGTGTATTGGTGGTCGGTTTGATGGATATTTTGTGGTTACACGTTTGCATATGTCGCGCCACAGCGAAGACGATAGAGGTATATATTCTGTGGGATCTGCTATGTGTATTGCCAAATACATTTTGCCATTTTCTGTAAACACGCTGAATGCATCGTCTGCATCAGTGCAACCTATTGGATCAATGGTATAAGATTCATGTTTGGTCATGTCTGTTCTTGTTGATATGCTGTATTCATGCTTTCTCACATCTAATTCTAACTCATTGTCTTGCAGAGCATCTCGCTTTGCTCCATAAGATGGTTCTACCACTTGAGAGTAGGTTTGTTCATAAATTTGATTTTTCATATACATGATACACGTGTTTGATCTCTAATTCGTTGAACTGTCAAATTATTTATGAAGACATCCTTCTATAATGCAAAACATAGTCCTTCATATGATGAATTTTCAACATGTCCACAAGATTCGTGGTGCGCGAAATACCAACACAAAATGCATGTATGATATTTTGAAAACACGTTGCCCCACAATAGAGGTTTTGCCGGCAATCGTAACTTCATACAATAATGATGACGCTGCCCAATCAAGCGTGGTTGTTAGTTTAGTTATTTTGGTTACTGAGGGCGAAGAAAAGGTTTTGTTGGACCCCTGTTATGATGTTTTTTCTCTTGAAAATAAACGGTATTATCTGAATATTAAGGAGTTTGTTGATGCTGTTGCCGAATCTGAACAAAATCGAGACAAATTGAAAACTCTTGCCATTGATTTTCTTCTTCTCATGGAAACTGCCAAACAAATTGGTGATGGTTCTTTTGATCAACATAATAGAGAATTGTATGAAAAACAGATGGAATATGTGAATTTGAAGGAACAGTTGTCTTAGAAGAATTCAATCAATCCTAAATTTGTTTATTTGCGTAATATATACTGCATGAATATTTTAGCAAAACCCGTGTTAGATTTTGTCAAGAATTATTTAATAGAAGAACTAGGAAACAAACTAAAAAATGGCATTGATCCACTATTTGATGAAATAACATCCACGCTTAAAAAAAACCCGGTTTTTCAAACAATTCTTAAACCAATTTGCCATTCTGGATACATAGATGATGTGAAAAAGGAATTGATAACACAAACACAAAAAGATGAGTTTTATGTTGAATTAAAAGAAAAAATTCCAGATATTACAGATGATATGATAGTCAAATTAAAAGAAAAATTAGAGATATTGATTAATGTAGTAATTACTTGTGAGGGCACGCCTTCGCCTGTTGCTGCTGCAGGTGGTTCTAATAAAAAACGTCGTCAACGAAAGACAAAAAAGAGGATTCATAAAAGGTCTCGAGGTCGTAAACAACATAGTCGCAAATAGAAATAATATTTTCATATTTAAGAAATATAAAAATACAAAGCCTCCTTTGGGGATTGAACCCAAGACCTTTTCATTACAAGTGAAATGCTCTACCACTGAGCTAAAGAGGCGCGCGCCATTACCCATTTGCCTCTGTCCCCGAATATTTGCGTCCCCCAAATATTTGCCCTTTGGGCATAACCGCCTTTGGCGGTTACACATGGAGAAATCTACGATTTCTCTCCAAATACACGTGGAACAACCATCGGTTGTTCTGTATATCTGTATTAACTTCTTTAAGTGTTTTTTTGTCAAATCATTTTATTCATATCCTATCTGTTTTTCTTTGTATCTTCTATTTGCATGCATGAAACTGCAAATAATGCCAATATTGATTGCTACTAATACAAATGATCCTACAGCAAAAGTTATTGCCAATCCACTTATTATTTCTGATATCATTCAATGTTCAATTGTGTAAATCAAAAAAAAATTCTATATGCTTTACACTGAAATACACTTTATAAATCATCTTACTCCTCTTACTCCTCTTACTCCGTAAGTAACCTCGGCACACAATTGATGGTCTGTAATTCCTGCGCCATCAGTTTGAATGCATACGGCATCTCCACATAAGCAAATTCCGTCGTGTTTTCACACATGGAACACTTGTGCACAGTGAATGTCGATTTCTGCATTGCGAATCCCTTGTCATTGTATTGCGCAATCATTCCGCATTTCTTACACACATGCACACTGTATTTATCCGACACGTCGAAGAGACGCTCTCTGCAAAATCTGCTTACGCCGTGTGCCAAGAGACCGTCCTTCTCCATCTCGCCCATTCTGAAACCGCCATCGCGCGCCCTGCCTTCGGCAGGTTGTCGCGTCAGATTCACCATGGGTCCAATCGACCTCGAGTGTTGTTTATCATTCACCATGTGTTTCAATCTCTGGTAAAACACGGGTCCAATGAACACACTTGTTTCAAACTGCTCGCCAGTAAGACCATTGTACATGATTTCGTTGCCATAACTCTCATATCCAACTTTCTGAAGTTCCTCGGCAATCGTCTTTACGTCCAAATCGCCAAAACTGGTGCCGTCGCCAAACATGCCCAATTCGATTAGAACCTTACCAAGAATCGTCTCCTTCAATTGTCCAATTGTCATTCTGGATGGAATTGCATGCGGATTAATAATGATGTCCGGTCTTAGTCCATCTTTAGTATAAGGCATGTCACACTCCGGAATGATGTTGCCTACGGTGCCCTTCTGCCCGTGGCGACTGGAATTTCCAGTAAATGAGCACTTGCCGTTTCTTCTAACAAGAAATACTTCGGAAGGAACTCTCAAACAATATACTTTGCCTTCAAATTGGGTGACTTCCTCAACTTGACCCATTTGTTCTTTGGAATGCCCATGATTCAATGTTGGATATAATCTTTTTCTGCGAATTCCAATGTCCCAAGAAGTTTCAGTGGCAGTTATAGTTCTTCCGTCTTTTAATGTGGTTTGATGACCTGGCAAATATCTTGCCACATAATATGCAGTAAACCCGGCGTGTTGTGCTAATATTTGAACATCGTCGCGTAACTTAACAGATGATGTTGAATAATGCAGAGATGTGGCAGTTTCATGACCATCACCCAAACACATTGCTTTTAATAATAATTCGGATTGTCTTGAACTTAACAGTTTTGTCCACAAAGGTAATGATTTATTGGTTGCTCCAACACTAAGTTTTGCAAAATCATTTGCCAATTCCTTGTTGTTTATATACCATTTCAATGATTTTGCGTTCATTGAGTATTTTAACCCTAACATTTCACAAGATTCATACAGGGCATCTTGCACTCTTTTTTTGTTGGCAGCAAATTCAATTCTGGCAATACAATCTTTCTCGCAAATGTATGTCCATCCTTCTGCCATAAATATTCCAAGAATCGTAATGAATTCGTCCGCATTTGTTCCGGTAAATGTTTGATTTCCAAAATTTATTTCATAATCTACATTATTAATTGGACTTCCGCCACTTTGAAATCGAACTCTTTTACCAATCATGTCTTTTGCTTGCATCAATTCATAATCTTTACAATCCCTTTGTTTAACCCACATTCTGTGATTTAATGTTACTTTTTGACTAACGCCTTGCGTTTCAACTTCATACATATCACCTGTGTGATCAAACACCAATGTTTCTAACGGGTTCACATATTCTAATTTGCTTGTTTGACGATTCAATTGTGCAACCAAGTCGTCTGTCTTAATGTCACATATGGGAACCCACCCGCGGTTCATTGTTAATACATCATGGTCATCTGTCATGCAGAATTTATCCCCGAATACAGGTTTTCTGAATATGCGCGCACGAACCTTTGCTGTGTTGTATCCTTCGCCATTCCTGCCCACATAATTCTTGTCCACATAAGTTTCTTCCGATGTCCTGTAACACTTGCTCTGGTCCTCGAACTTGATTACCTTTGTTGGGTCATTGCGATTCTCTTTGATGTGAACCACCTTTGCCATGATTACGTCGCGGTCCTTAATCAGCGAATTCTCCGCAATAAACCCATCCGAACCAATGCTGTCGTAATTTCCATATTTGATTCCCTTGGTGCGCGCAGGGTCCGGTTTGCATCTACTCACAAATCGGGTGATATTCTTGTCTTCATCCTTTTCTGTGTGATAAATTGTTGTCAAGAACATTCCGCGGTCAATTGAACCGCGATTAATCAACACACTATCCTCCTGATTATAACCTGTGTGTGACATAATTGCAACGTGGATTTGCTGTCCCGACGGAATCTTTACCAAGTCCAACCAATTCATCAATCGGGTGTCTACCAATGGTCTCGATGGGTATGTTAATACATATGCTGTCTTGTCAAATCGCTGGTCAAAGTTGGTTGCATATATTCCCATCGCCTGTTTTCCCTGTGCCGACTGATATGTGTTTCTCGGCGCCTGATTGTGCTCTGGAAATGGAATGCACGACGCCAACACACCAAATATTGTGCTGGGATGTATCTCACAGTGTGTGTATTTGATTCTGTGTTCATTCTGCACATACGATTTTTTTGCTCTTAGTGCAATCATTGCATAGTTCTGCTCGTCGGGGTCAATGTATTCCACCACCGAGTTGTCCAATTTGCAATTTGTCAACAAATCATTCCATGACACATCTCCCTGTGATAGTCCATCAATGATTTCCTGTGTGATTACCGCGCGTCCATTGGCAACGCGCAACAGGGGTCGCGTCATGCGCCCGCCATCATTGCATATGCGGATCTCCATCATCTTGTAGTCAAACACAATGGATGTGTAAATATTGATGATTCCCTTGTATTTCTTGTCCTTCATTTCAAGGTATAATTCTTGGGGAAAATCTGTCACACCGACCCAGCATCCATTGACAAACACTTTCACTTTGTTGAACGCTTCAATGGGCGCAATTTCATCCAAAGATTTGATGTGTGGTGCCACATATGTATAGAGCGATGCGCTATTTGTCGAAATTGTGAGATGCGTTAATTGACTGATGTTTTTTACTAGACCAATGGACTGCCCTTCCGGAGTTTCTGCTGGGCAGTTTGACACAACAAATGATGAAGCAACAAATGAATGGTTGTCTGACCGAGTAGTGAAATCATAAACAAGTTCGGGTTCAATTTCCACGATGGATGCAATGGGAACAGAAACACAACCATTATCGGCAATATTGTCTCGAATGAATGAGTCGTAACTAACCTTGTAATTTTTGTTTTTATTTTTTATTTTCAAATATTCAATTACAGGTGCTGATTCTGTTCGTTTGATATCACAATAATAATAACTAATAGTGTCTGCGTATTTTAATAAATTTTCATCTGAATTGTCAAACACCAATACAATATTAACATCTGTCATATTTGTTTCAACTGTTTTAATCTCGCATTTAATATCAAATTCATTAAACATATTTTTTATTTGATTCATGTATGCAATTCCTTCTTCAATCATTGTTTTATCTGTAACAATAATGCTTTCCAGTTCGCCATCGCACATGTTTGTTCCATTTGTTGATTGGTAAGCAGATAAATATTCAACCTTCACTGATAATTCTGCATTAATTAACCAAACAGGCAACCCGTATGCATTGTTGTCTACGAAATTCATAAAATATTTATAAACAGGATCATCAACATTTGCAAATCCAAGTTTTCTTATATCACTGTTAACAATATCATCATTGTAGTCTTGGTGTTCATGATACCCAATCAGTCTAGCAATTATTTTTAACTTCTGTGTTGGTATCTGCACATTTAATAGATTTTTCTCTAATAAATCCATGCGATAATGTTCCAAAACATCGGATTCATTGATTATAAGAATAGTTGTGTTTGTATTTGCAATGGGTTCAGTCATATGTCGAATGACGACTTTATCATCAGTACTCAGTTCACTCACCTTTTTCATCTCGTATTTGCCAAATGCCGTCTTAACCAAGAATGGATGGTCGGCAGTTGCTTTTATACTTCTTCCACTGATGGTTTTGATTTCAAATAACTTGTCCGGCATTTTGCTGAAGTAATTGTGAATGTCCGATGGTTCGTCCAACAGACTTTGACGATTCACTGTATTAACCCAGTCTCCGTCCTTCATGTCTTTGATTTGCCGAGAATCAATGCGATTTGATAATAACACATTGGCATCTCCAGTCAAACATAAGTACCCAAACGTTGTCCCATGCAGTTTGCGTGGTGCTATCAGTTCACCCGATTTGTCAATGGGCGTATTGACGCGTCTCATGTGACTCAGTGTTGCCGCATTTGTCAGGCGATTCAGTACTTGCGCAACACCAACCTTGCTGCTATTGCTGTGTTTGATGCTGAAATCACCGGTTGAAAGAGCGCGATTAATGCCCGTCTCTATCGTCGTCGATTTAATGAACTTGCACACGTTTGCCGCATTGATGATGCTTTCATAATCATCGCTCGACTTCCACGACCCTGAATTAATTTCCTTTATGACATTCTTTTGCATCTCCTTCACCAACTTGTTGAAATAGTTTCGAAACAGGTTGTTCAATAGGGTGCCAGTCATATCAATGCGCTTGTTTATGTATGAATCGCGGTCGCTTGCCGGAATCCATCCAAGTGCCGTCTGTATCAATCGGTTTGTCATGTGCCCCAAGAAATACAATTTCTGTTTCAAAGTGTGGCAATGCGGGAACAAATCGTTGTTTAATACCTCCAGCGCAAAATCGCGCTTCTTCTTTGAACCGGTCTCCTTGTCCATGTTCATCGGCGTGTATGCAACATAGGTTATTATGCATTTGAGCGCATCCTCGCGCGTCATTGCCTTGTTTGCTTCTACTACAGAAGCATTCAAATATTTTAATAGGTCCGCGTGTTTTTCACTCGCCACATCAAGCAATATGTATGAACAGATTTCCTTGTCGGAATTCACACCCAGTGCACGAAACAGGGTGAATAAGTCTACTGCCTCACGCACTCGCGGAATGACTATTTTCAATGGATGCCCATATCCATTGTTCTTGCTGGCAATTTCAATTTCCACCTGTTTGGGCGATATGCACTTGTGGTCTGGCACGGATTTGATTTCCGCATACCAAATGCACCGAGATGCATTCTTGCCGTCGTAGCAATACACAATGTTTTGTGCCGCGCGCTCCTGTTGGAGAACCGTCTTCTCTGATCCTTTAATAATGAAATAACCGCCATGGTCAAAGGCGCACTCGCCGACTGAAACAGGATTGATGTGACTATTTTGGGTCAGCACGCAAATTGACGACTTCACCATGATTGGCATCTTGCCGATGCTGATTTTTGGCAATAACTTGTGTATGCTGCGGGGTTGCTCCATATTTTCAGTGTCTCGCACAATGTATTCGATACGCACATCCACCGTCATATTGGATGCATATGTGAAATTGCGCACTTTTGCCTCCATCGGCATCATCGTCTTGGTTGCACCGTTATTCTCGTAAATGAGCGGCGGATATATCTTCAAATTCTCAAAGGTGATTTTGATTTCCAATGTGTGCGCCTCGTGCTTTGCCACATAATCCTTGTCTGACCGGATTGTGACAGGATTGAACATGTCAATTGTGCGCTTCATGTCATAATTCATAAAGTGATTGTATGATTCCAATTGGTGGCGCACCAAACGCGATGAATGCTGCCCATTGAAATACGTCTCGATTATGTTGAATGCCTCTGAATTATAATTTGGTATGTGCGACAAAATATCTCTATTTTCATCGTCCAGATTCATCTGATTGTCAGCAATCATCTGTTTGATTTCTGCCTCGATGCGTTTCTCCTGCTGGACTATCTCTTCCAGACATTTGGTTTCTTCATTTTGAGGAGGAACCTTTACAGAATTCTTTAAATGGTCTTTCTTTGGTTCATTAGGAACCGTCGGGTCTTGACTCTTTGCTCGGGACTTTCTAGGAGTCTTTTGAATCTTTTCGTTATTTTCTACTTGCATTTCTGTGTTTTTAGGATTTGTTGTCATTTTTGTCCGCGGGTCGTTGGAGATTCAATGGCATCAATTTTTCAAATCCTTTTCAAAACTAATTAAATATAAATGCGCACCGAAGGTGCGCATCTTTTAATTTAATTTAGGCAAGTTCTTTTGCCAAAATCATATCTGCCGTGTTTGCCATTTGAATGGATATTACTGCCGATTTTATTAATGACAAGTTTTGAAAAGAGGTTATCTCTATTGGTCCAACAGAATTGTCGAAATAATTCTCTACAATCTCACCAACAGTTTGGTTCAGTGCATAAATCCGCGGCATGTTATCCTTCACCGAATGCAATAATCCAGCAACCACTGTTTCTATATTTACTCCTGTGGTCATTAATATTGCAGACACCGATATCAAATGGTTTATGAAGGGTCTGCTTGGTTTTCGACATCGTGTTTTGCCCTTTGAATATTCATTGGCAATCACATGCGCCTGTTTTAACAATTCCCTATCTGCATTTGTGTATCCTTTTGATTTAGCAAATTCACATAGTTTATCAATTGTCTCTATCATTGTTGTTATATATGTTATATATAAAATGTCACACAAAGTAACTATTGTAATGACGGTGCGAGAGAATTATTCATTGACTATTCAATCGATTGATAGCATTATTAAATTTACAACTGCCCCTTATCGATTCATTTTTGTCAATTACAAAGTTCCAGAATCCATTTTGCAAGAGATTCAACAAAGAGATTGCGTCGAAGTTTTCAACAGTGATTCGCCTTATCCATCTGTTTCCATGAAAAGCGTCGTGTCCGAAATCACGACTCCATACACTGTGTTTTTGGACAACAACATCACTGTTTCACCTCTTTGGTTGGAGAATCTCATTGTTTGCATGGAACTCAATAATGCGGGTGTCGTGGGTCCGGCATATTTGTGGAAGAAAGACAGAATACACATGTTTGGCGGTGACATCAAAGTAAGAAACAAACACTTCACGGAAAAACATTATTTGATTGACCAACCCGCGCACATTCTCAAAAACCTGAAAACACGAAAATGCGATTATGCCGAATACCACTGTTTGATGGTTAGAACCGACCTTTTGAAACAGGGTGCATTGGATGACACACTTTGCATTATTCATCAACACATTGATCTATCTTTGATGGCAAAACGCATGGGATATGAAACATTTGTCACGCCTCATTCGGTTGTCACATATATGAATGAAGCAAAAATACAAGAATGCGAACTGGATTTCTTTAGAGAAAGATGGAACCCCCAAGTTGCCGAAAAAGACATTGAGTATTTCTGCAAAAAGTGGAAAGTTCTCAATGATTCCGGTTTTAATGATGTGCGCAATTTTTTGCGCAGACATGCAAAACAATGAATCCTTGCATATATTATATTTTCACAGTCATTATGAATTTTAATTTCAAAAAACCCTCTAATTCCAATCTGTCAAAACCGCACCTGATTCAATACAACACGCCCGATGTGAAAGATATGGCAATAATATTTGTGTATTTTAATCCCTGCAAATATAGGAGAATTATTCAGAATGTGCTCACTGTGAAGCATCAAATGGATTGTGCGAAAATTCCATATTTCATAGGCGAAATTAAACATGACAGTGAATCAGAATACCTGTTTTCTAAGTCCGACAATGTGTTTCAATACAGTTCAAACAGTTATATGTTTTACAAGGAAAATCTGATTCGTGTCATTGAACCTTTAATACCATCTTGTTTTACCAAAATTTGCATTCTGGATTTTGACATTTTCTTTGATAACCCAGATTGGTATTCTGTAATTTCGGAAAAACTGAACTTGGTTAAGATTGTGCAACCGTTTAAAACCGCGAATTATCTTAATGTTGATTATTCTATTTTTGAATCCAGAACCAATTGTGTTGACAATAAAACATTTGAACCAATTAATTACAAGGCAGAACACACAGGATTTGTTTGGGCGTTTGACCGCCAATGGTTTTCAACATATTATTTTGATGACATGATTATTTCTGGCATGGGCGACACCGTTCTTGCCAATAATATAACAAAAAGGTCCTATAATGGTGCAGGGTCTTTCTATGTTAATTTTTCTAGTCATATTAAACCATCGACGGTGAATGCACCATATGGGTCGTGCGATTTGAATGTGTATCATTTGAATCATGGACCACTCATCAATCGACAATACAATAATATCAATCAAATATTGAATTCAACCTTTAATCAAAATGGATTCAAAAAGATTGATGATGTCTTGTGTAGAAGAGATGATGGCATTCTTCAATATAAACTGGAATATGTATCTCTATTCAACAACGTGTTGCTTTATTATTTCAAAGTGCGCAATGACGATTATGCTTAAGGAAACCAAGGTTTCCTTATGATCCTTCCTTTAAGGGGAACCCATGGTTCCCCTTGGACCCCTCCTTTTAAGGTTCCAAGGTTCCCCTTGGACCCCTCCTTTTAAGGTTCCAAGGTTCCCCTTGGACCCCTCCTTTTAAGGTTCCAAGGTTCCCCTTGGACCCTTCCTTATGT